CTCATCAAACGCACGTGGGCTATCCACAGGTACGTATGAGCAGTTGTATCCACCTACGTGGCAGCGGTCTAGTGCTGGCCCTGCAGTCATCAATGCCCTCATGCTAGGCATGATAGCTTGACTAAGCACTGCCTCTTCTAGTTCACCCCTTAGTGAATCAGGAAGCTTATAACTAAAGTTAGCACCAAGATGCCCTTCCATATAATCAAAGTATCTAGCGACAGTTTCACCCCATGTCTCCCTTCGTTGTTCGTGTTCTTTCCATCTCGCATATCGGGAAAGAGCGATAAAGTTTTGGTAGTCTGTTGGTAATTGATTGCTTATCATTGTATCACTCCATAATGGTTCTAATTGTTTTGATGTCTGCACCTTCTATATCATAGAAGTATTCACGTATACCATCTTCTAATTCCTCGCCTACTTGTCCATCAGCAGGTACTGGATAGTCTTCTTCATCTACTTCTACGGTGATGTACATTTTAACTCTTACCATCAGCCATCACCTCTTCAATCAACTTGTCTAAGTACCACTTGGCCTTCTGCAAATCCTCTATAGGCTTATCCTTGTAATCGAAACGCCAGAGGTACTTCATAATGTTACCCTGCAAGTAATACTTGAACCCTTTGTCAGTGGCAGCAGAGATAGCGTGGATGCATTCAATGCCTGTTTGATTGTAATGTGGTGGGCTGTTGACCATATCAAGTACCTTACCGCTATAGGCTTCCTTACCTGCTTGCTCTCGCTCTGTCATTATCTTCATGTAATCCTCGTGTCTACTCATGCTGAACCCCCTGTCTTAGTGTTAAAGTTAAGATGTATCACGTTACCATCATAGGTCTTCTCTACACCTGCTTCTTCCTCTAACTCTACAGTAATATCCATCTCGTTGTCAATAACTTCCATCACATAATCGTGAACTATATCGCGTATTTCTTTTGACTCTTCCATGATAGGTACAGTAGCACACATCATCTTACAGAAATGCATCACCTGCCCGTAGTCATCATCATCCATTTGGTTCTCAGGAAAGGCCATGATGGATATATCAATCTCGCCACTCCACTTACCGTCATCATCAGCGTAAGGCCGTAGGCGTATAACAAAGTCTTCATCTTCTATCTGTTTCTTTAGCTGTTCCATATCCATGTGCTATCTCCTTTTTACTTTTGAACCCTTGAACTTTATAAAGGGGGGATGTTTGTTCTTGCCTTTCTCTTTTAGCCAGTCTTCGGGAATGATACGGTCATAGTATCTGAACCCATGCTTGATACACCAGTCAGCGTAGGAAGACTTCGCTCCCTTACTAAGCTTGGCTCTACTATTAGTGAACACAAACCTAATGTCAAGCTTGGGATGCTGCTTCTTGATAGCAATGTGCTTACGCCTATCTGCTGCAAGGAACCTTCCCTTAGTCTCAATAATGATACCGTTGTACAGTATAAAGTCTGGTGTATAGGTGCGGTAGGCTAGGTCTTCCCATTCTATCTTGATATTCTCGTAGTCATACTTGACTTTGTGTTCATCAAGATACAGGGATAGCTGATGTTCTAGCCCACTGCGATACCCATACTTAATAGCCATACGCCTTGCCTTATGCAGCAATTACATCTCCTATGTATGAGATGATAGGTGGATTCTTTGCCTGTGACATAACGGCTGGCTTCTCTGTTAGAGTAGGCCAACAATCAAAACGATAACTACAAAACCTGCAGCCATCATTAAGTACTTTGTTACCTGTCTCCTTGCCTCTAAACTTCTCTGGTACTGGTTGAAAACACTTTTCAAATTTGTTCTCCTTTACTGTTGCTACTGTATCCTCAATCTTCTTAACCTCTGCATCAAGGTCAAGACCTGTAGCTGGTACATACTTGAAAGCACCATTAGCTTTGTTGACTACCCACCAGCCACCGACCTTCTTGCCGGATGCCTTTGCGTAGCCAGCTAACTGGCCTACGTATCCGAAACCATCACCACTGGCAAGGGTATCATAGGATTCAAATTTGTTTCTGTATGACCAGTCGGAAGCTGATTTAATATCATCGACAGCATCATTAATGACAATATCATATGACCCGCGAATGCTATCGTCACCAACGTCCAGATGAACGGTTTTACTATCTTCATACTGTACCCCCGCTTCCTTTAGCAATCCCTTGAAGACAGCTTCAACGATGTCTCCAAGCATCATGTTCATTATGAATGTGGTAGGGAAAGGCAGGGCAACTTCAGGCTTGTTCTTCTCATACCATAGTTGGCAAGTAGGTCTGCCAACATTAGACATGCGAATCCTGAAGTCACCTCGCTTAGTTTCCCCACCAAACTGACGCTTCAGTGCATCGGATATGTCTGCAGCTACCTGATTGATGGTAGCCTCAGACATGGTACTGTCACCCTTGACAGCACTATCCATGTACTGATGTAACGCCAGTTCAGCAGGATGGTTCATTACGCTACCTCTTCAACATCAATGATGTCGTTGATGTCCAACTCATCCAACTCATCACCATCACTGTCCCCTGCTTTCTCTGCATAGGCATTGATGATGTACTCGTTGTAGTTCTGAACCCATGCCATGAAGTCAGCAAAGAGGTCTTGGTCTTTCTGCTGTAGTTCAACTGTCTTGGTAGTATCCATACCAGCCAGAGGTAGGTAGAAGCTATTGCCGTTAGGCAGCTTACGCTCCTCAGTAGTAAGGTCTACTGTATGCTGGACAGGTAGACGCTTCATCTTAGCCAGCTTAGTGAATACACCACCGACTGTCTTGAATGCGTCACGGTTCTCTACTTCCCAGATGAATGGGGTAGATTCCAACTCAACAGGATTACCATTGACATCTTTAGGATTAATCAACTCGACATTGCCAAGCACTACTCGTACACGCTTGATTGACTTGATTAATTCTTTGGTAGCTTCGGGTAGTGAAGCATAGTCTTCAATCCAGCCAGCAGGTTTACCACAGTTGTAGCCACCATCGTTATCTTTCAAGTCCATGTTAAGGGTATCAGCCATAACAGTCTTGACGTAACGATTAGGTTTGCCAGCACTGCCCATCACAAACTTCTTGTACATGAAGCGTTGCATGAATGGACGGACAATAGCAGACTCAGCGTAGTAGGTAGGGCCATCTGGAATCTCCAGCTTGTATGTACCTGCCTTAACCAAGATGCTCTCTGCACCAAGAATAGCAGAGTGGTTGATGCGTAGACGAGCAAGGAACATGCCCTGCTTCTTGGTGGTTGCTGCTTCGTTAGCCATGCCCATAGCTTTAGCCATCTCAGCGTAGTTGTTCGTATCAATTGTTGTAAGTTCAGTCATATAATTAACTCCTTTTCAGTTGTGGAATGCATAGTTATATCAGGTTACGTCCTTGGTGTCAAGCCAATTCGGGCCTATCTTTGCCTCTAATAATAGAGGTACGTTGAAGTCAACTCCCCACCGTAAGGTGATGAGTTCAGGTAGTGCTTTATTAGTAGCAGCTATGACATTGATAACCTGCGCTTCTTCGTCAGGGTGTACGTCAATGACAATACTGTCATGCACTGAGTTCACTATACATGATTGCATACCATTTAGCAAGTCATCAATGTGCAGCAGTGCAATAGGTACAATGTCTGCAGTAGCGAATGATTGCACAGGGTAATTCTTAATCTGTGTAAAGTGAGAGACACGCCCTGTAGATTTACGTACCACATCAGGGAACGCAAACTCTCTGCCACTAGGCGTGGTTATCTTTTGTGTGTTCACAGCTTCTTTAGCCAATCGGGAGTGCCAAGCGGCAACTCCTTTGTACTTCGCTGTGAAGTGTTCGTAGTATGCTGCTTCGGCTTTGCTTCTGCCATATCCTGTCGCGCCGTAGAGTGGAGCAAACGTATGTGCCTTTGCATCCTGTCTACTCGTAGGCTGACCAGCATCACTAATAACTTTAGCGGTGTATGCATGTACATCAAATCCAGTAGATACTTCTTCAATAGCCACCTCGTCCTGTGATAAGTAAGCGGCAGTACGAAACTCAAGCTGCGCAAAGTCAGCTTCCATTATCTTACCACCATCCCATCGTGACACAAACACTTTCTTTACAGGAAACGTGCCGCCACGTGGCATGTTCTGCATGTTAGGGTCGGCACCAGAGAAGCGACCAGTTGATGTACGATGCTGTAGCAGACGCACATGCAGCTTGCCATCACTCTTGGTGTATAGCCCAATGCCATCAACGAATGATGACAGGTAGGTATCGACAGCAGATAGCCGCCGTACCTTGTATAAGAAGTCAACCGCATCATCCAGTCCTCTGGACTTAGCTGCTGATTCTAGTACCTCTAGGTTCTGTTTGCTAGTGGAGAAGCCGTTAGCACTTGCCCACTTAGGTGTAGGTGGCTTGAACTTCAGCCCCGCCACGTCCACAGTAGGTACAAGAGTATAGCCAGCCCCACCACAGCGTGAACATTTATTTGTGTTAGCGAATGGGCTTCCATCTTTCTTTACCTTTCGTATCTGTCCAGTGCCGTTACACTCACGGCATTGTTGCGCTACTGTCTTTTGTACACGCTCAGTACCACCAGCAATCAGGCTGCGAAAGTCTGCATCTGCCATGTATGGGTCAATAGCATTACCCCAATACGGTTTGTCCAATACCTTGCGGCTGTAGATAACCCAAGACAATTGCTCTGGGCTGTTGAGATTGATAGGTGTATCACCCATCAGCTTACGTACATGAGCCTGTAAGTCAGTAGTAAGTTGCTGTTTCTCTTGCTCAAACTCACTGCGTACTTCTTCTAGCTTAGTCAGGTCAACGGCAAAGCCTGTCTGATATATCTTAGTCAGGCATTTAGCCACACGATTAGTCAGTCGTGCAGTAGACAGCAGACCTGCATCTGCCTTAGTGTTAAGGCGATACCATAGCTTATCGGCAAGCTGCTGAGTAGCATGAAGGTCAGCAGATAGATACTCACACAACTCGTTGTATGGTATGTCTCGTGTACTGTAGCCCTGCTTGAAGTACTCCTTGAGTGTATCCTGCTTCTTCGTATCCAACTCGTAGCGTTCTGCACAAGCCTCTAGTGATAGAGGTTCCTTCAGTCCACGCTGCAAGACATACTCAACAAGCATAGTATCAAACACTGCACCATCATACTTGAAGCCTGATTCCCATAGCCATAGCAAATCATGTGCCACGTTGTGACAGATGAGTACAGTAGCTTGGTCAAGATACCACTGCACACGCTCATGGTAGTCAGGTTGACTAGGAACATAAGCATGGTCAAAAGGGAAATGCTGTTCATGTCCTTGGTCAGTCAGTACGCCCACCATAGTCAATGAGTTGTTAGGCTCAAAGGGGTCTAGGTGTAGCTTACCACCACGCTTGGTGACTGTGTTCTCTACATCAAGTACTAGCTTCATCCTTCGTACCTCGCTGTCTGATAGTTGAGTTCACAGTTCACCATGCCATGCCAGCCATTCAACTTGTTCTTGACGATGTTGATATGGCGTAGTGGGCTTTCTTCTTCCTGTCCTTCTACGGTAGGTGACTTACCAATCAGTATCATCAAGTCAGCTTCAGCAGCCTTACCTGTACGTGAGCCTTCCATCATTGATTGGTTAAGCTGCGCACGACCTTCAGCATCTGCTGATAGCTGTGACATATAGAATACGGCACAGTCATAGGTCTTTGCAATCTGCCTAGCGTAGATAGCACAAGCCTTCAGTGCTTCGTCTGGTCTGGCATAGTTACCTGCCACACCAAACTTATCACCCATGTCTAGTACTAGAATGTCAGGCTTGAATGATTTACATACAGACTCAACCCATGCCATGTCTCTGCCACCTGCATCTTTAATCTTGATGTTGTTCATCACAGGTTCATACATTAGCTTGGCCTTAGTCATGTCATCTCGCACCTCTCGTGCTGTCATTCCAGCCGCTGCTGTTAGGTATCTAGCACCGACACGGTGGGTAGGCTCTTCATTACATAGGATGATACACTTAGCACCTTGTGAGGCAAACCCACCCGGCGCAGCAATCAAGCTGGCATGGAAGGATGTCTTACCAGTGTTAGGTCTAGCACCTACTTCGATAAGCTGACCACCTGACACACCCTCTATCTTGCGGGTGACTGATGGTATGTTGAATGCCCACTTAGCTTCCAACTCAGCTTTAGCCATGAGAGTTTCGATAGTGATATCATCCCATTCGATATTAAGGTTAGGGATGAAGTCATCACCGTATCTCTCAAGTAAGTTACGCAATGCCTCTAATGTAGAAGCATCACCGTTGACCATATCGAATCCGATATTCGCAACGTCTTCTCCAATCACCTGCTGGAATAGTTTGGACAGCACCTCTTGTGCTATGTCACTACCCATAGGCTGCTCACGCTTCACCTGTGCAAACAGGCTACTGTATGAGGCTTTCTGTGCCGTAGTCAGAGTAGGATTGTCAGACATAAACAATGCCTCAATCTCATCTGGCGATACGGTACGCTCATACTTGTCCATAGCTGTGTCGATAGCTTTCTTAATCTTTCGCACGTCACTACTGAACAAGCGGTCAGGACACTTGGAACCACGATGGTCATCGTAGAACCCTTTGTCCATTAAACTTCTAATCAGTGATAATTCCATTTAGCTTCTCCATATCTTCGGGGTTACGATATTTCAAGTCATCAGTCAAACGTAGGACACGAACATCGTTCACGTATCCACGTAGTTCCTTTGCCATCTGCAAAGTCTTGGGTAGCGCATCGGGGTCTAACGCTATTACGGCTGTTGAGAACTGTGCAAGATACCTTTTATGCGATTCCTGCAATGATGTGCCAAGAAGCGCAACCCCGACAAAGTTACCGTAACCAACAACGGCTGCACTCACACAGTCCTCAACAACTACTGCGACTTTACCACACCCAGCGGTATAAGGCAAGCCACTTTTTCCATATCGTTTCCATTTAGGTAGACGCTGCCCAGACAATGACCTGCCTGTACCATCTACCATCTTACCTTCTTGCATGACAGGGAATACCACACGGCTTTCCTTTACATCATACAACAAACCTAATTCATCTATATCCAATCCCCACTCATCACACCACCTGTTCATGTACACATTGTCACGATGCGGTATGATGTAGGTAGGTAACTCAAAGGGTATGACATCATTAGCAAAATCCTGTGCATTACCCATGCCAGCCCTGATGTCCTCTACCGTCATGTGAACACGTGTGCCACCCTT